TAAACATGAGCAAGTTTAATTTTAACAACGCTACCATCGAAGCTGGTAGCTACGCAGGAGAAGCGGCACGTCCATACGTGGCTGCTGCTATCCTCTCAGCCGATACTTTGGCTGGCAACTACATCTCCACTTTGGAGAACGTTCACAGCAAGGCGGTCCTCCGCAAGTTCTCTGGTGCTGCTATCTCTGCAGCGTCATGCACCTTCGCTACACCTGGCTCTGGTCAGTTGGCCGTGGGTGAGGTCGAACTCGCTACCACCGCATTGAAGGTCAACGAGCAAATCTGCAACAAGGACCTGCGTGCAACCTGGGAAGGTATGCGTATGCGCGGTCAGAGCAGCAACGCTCCTGCCGACTTCACTTCTTACGCTGCGCAGTACGTGGCAGCTAAGGTCGCTGAGACAGTGGAAAAGAACATTTGGGGCGGTAACTTCGACCCATCTGATTCGTCTTTGTCTGGCGGTGGTGTGCACGGTAGCTCATTCGACGGTTTGATGCACCAAGCCGTGGACCAGCAGGCTAGCTTGGGCTACGACAAGGAAATCGCTTCAGGTACTGGCGCGTTTGTTGCTGGTGCTGGTGCTGCAGGCATCTTGACTCACCTCGACGACGTTGTAAACAACGCTCCAAGCGAGGTGCAGAGCAGCGCGAACTCTACAATCTACATGAGCCGCAAAAGCCTGTTCTTGTTGCAGCGCTCCATGGCTGGATTGCTGGAGACATCAGGCGGTTACTCCCCAACCTTCGTCGGTGAGGAGCGCCCCGTCTCTTACCTGGGCTTCCAAATCGTTGCCCCTGCAGGTATGCCTAACGACAGCATCATCTTCTGCGACCCCAACAACTTGTACTTCGGTACCGACTTGTTGACTGACCACATCAACGCCAACGTGTTGGACCTCTACAACACTACTGGTGACGACGTGACTCGCATCGTCATGCAGTTCTCTGCTGGCACACAAATCGTGGACGCTGGCTCAATGGCCGTTGTCCGTCGCGTTTGATTCTAACCTGAAGAACGCAGGGGGGCATAGGGCCTCCCTGCATCTTCGCAACCTCTGAACACATGGCATGTACGCTTACAGTAACAGGACGGTCATTACCTTGCCGTGACGCCCTTGGAGGTGTCAAAAAGGTTTGGATTGGTACGACCGCCTTTGACGGCGCTTTGTGGCTCTACGACGATAGCACTGGCGAGGTCGGTTCAACGATTAGTGGCACTGTGGCAAAGGACTTTGTCAGCCCTAAAAACACCAGCAGCTTCACGCAGACCATCAACTCGTCTATCGAGAACGGCACTGTCTTCTACAGCCAGGTGCTCTCTTTGGTTTGCAACAAGCCTGTCGCTGCTGATGTCAAGGAACTCACTAACCTTGGCAAAGGACGTCTGGTTATTTTGGTGCAGGACATGAACGACAATTACTTCGTGATGGGTCACACCCGCGGTGCAGAATTGAGTGGCGGCACTTTTTCTACTGGCACAGCATTGGGCGACATGAACGGCTTCACCTTGGAGTTCACAGCCGAGGAGGCTATCCCTGCTCCATTCTGGGATGAAGTCACCACCAACCTCACGTTGACCCCAACTACGTAAACACCTGGGCCATAAACCTTGGGGCCGTTTAGTTACACGGGAAGGGGGGCCATTGGTCCCCCTTTTTACATCCAACACACATGATACACCTCGCTCCCAATGCTGCCTCCAACATCATCTACGTTCAGCCCTACCAGGCGCGTAAGTTTCTGAGCACGTTTACACACTACCTGGTCGTGTTCACCGAGCTTGCTACGGCAGCAACTCATCCTGTTGTGTTGTCTACCCCCTCGGTCGACAACGAGCGTTATACGGCAGCCGACGTCCCCACAGATGGAACAGAGGGGGCGGTAGAGGCTGGCAAGGTGCGTATCTTGGACTCGGGCATGTATACCTACAAGATTTACGGCCAGAACTCCTCAAGCAATTTGGACCCTAGCGACAGCAGTGTCGTTGGTGTCTGCGAACGTGGTATGGCTCGCGTGACTGCCGAAGCGCACTGGACTACGCCGAGCATCAGCATACCTGACAACGTCATCTACTATCAGTCATAAGCCATGGACCTCCTCAAACTAAACGAATATCAGGAACGCTCGTACGCCGAGGTGCCGTCCAACCAGGGTTGGATTCAGTACGGCGACGACAACCTGTTCCCACAATACCTCATCGACCTGTACCACAGCAGCGCTACCCACAACGCGCTCTGCACATCTATCGCCTACATGATTTACGGCGACGGTGTGTTTGCTGACAGTGTAGACGCACGGCTCAAAATTCAGGAGTGGGGCCTCGAAGACGAGCTGCGTAAGGCGTGCCTTGACCTTAAGATTCAGGGCGGCTTTGCCTTGGAGGTCGTATACAACATTGACCGCACAACAATTAGCAAGGTGCGCCACTGCCCTTTTGAGAATATCCGCAGCGGGCAGGTTGATGCAGACGAGGAGGTCAACTACGTCTTTTACAGTCGCGACTGGGACGACAGCTCAATCGAACCTGAGCCTGTCTGCGTGTTTGACCCTGAGAAGCGCAATCAGCACCCTGTCCAAATCTTGTACGTCAAGCCGTTTAGCCCTGGCAGCTACTACTACCCCAAGCCCGACTACATCGGGTCGATTAACTACATCGAGCTGGATAAGGAAATCGGGACGTACCACATCAACAACATCAAGAATGGCCTGGCCCCTTCGTTCACGATTCACTTCAAGAACGGCGTGCCTAGCCAGGAGGAGCGCAACCGCATCCGCACAGACATTGAACGGCAGTTAAGTGGAGCCACTAACGCGGGCAAGTTCATCGTCACATACAGCGACTCTCCCGACCGCAAGCCTGACTTCGAGCCCTTCCCCCTGTCCGATGCCGATAAGCAGTACGAATTTCTGTCTACCGAGGTCAGCGACAAAATCATGGTGGGTCACCGCGTGGTGTCCTCAGCCATGTTTGGTGTGAAGACCGCAGGGCAGCTTGGCAACACACAGGAATTAGAGACCGCCTCGCGGCTTTTCGACAAGCAAGTGGTGAAACCATACCAGCGCATCCTACTTAATGCCGTAGACAGCGTCCTACGGGCTGCTGGGACACCTAGCGTTGTTCGCATCGAGGAGGTCGCTCCCGTAGAGGAGCCGCAAGCCGAGGAAGAAGCGCCGTCAACTGACCTTACGGAGCAAATCAACATGGCCTGTGACTACCTCCTCGACCTGGCAGAGGACGTAGACGAAGACGAGTGGACGCTCATCGACAGCCGTAAGGTGGACTACGACACCAATGATGCTCACGATGCGATGTGGGCCTTTGCGTCGGTACCTAGTGGCAACCCACAGTCAGGCTCTGAGCAAGATACCGAGCTCATCAAGGTCCGCTACTCCTACGCACCTAAGAAAACGGGCATTAACGGCAACGAATCGCGCGACTTTTGTTCGCGCATGGTGTCCGCTGGCGAGCGCGTATGGCGTAAGGAGGACATACAGGCTGCATCACAGCGTGCAGTCAACCCTGGGTGGGGTCCTGGTGGCTCCGACACGTACGACCTGTGGCTGTACAAAGGTGGTGGCTCCTGTCAGCACTACTGGGAGCGTCGCACATACCTGCGCAAGAACAACAACAAGATTAGCGTCAACCGTGCAAAGGCAATTATTCGTGAGGCTGGCGGTGAACCCCTCCCCGTAAACGACCCGCGCGTGGCTAAGCGTACCCGCGACCAAACCAACCGCGGCTTTCTCGAACCCCGTAATTGGACAACACCTCAATAATGGCACTACAAGCAGAAGTCCTCTTCGTCAATCCTGACTACCTCAAGCGTTTGACTCAACTCAACGGCGCTGTGGAGGAGGCGTCAATCGTTCCGTCTATCATCCTGGCGCAGGACAAGTACCTTCAGCAGTATCTCGGCACAGAACTCCTACAGGCTCTCAAAACCAAGGTGTCTGGTGGCACACTCTCTGGTGCATATACAACACTGATGGACGACTACGTCCGTAAGGCGGTCGTGTGGTGGACCATGGTTGAACTGCTCCCCAACCTCTACGTGCAAGTCGACAACGGTGGGCTGGTTATTCGGACGGCTGAGAACACAGCAGCCATTGGTTCTGATGACCTGCACCGCCAAGTGGAAAATGCGCGGCAGAATGCGCAGTTCTACACTACCCGCATGGTTGAATACCTTACAGCCAACGTCAACCTGTTCAACGAGTACAACGACAACGGTCCTGCGGACATGTTGCCTGAGCGTAACGCCTACTTCCAAAACGGCCTAAGCATCAGCATTGGCAGTGGCGGCTTGGACCCCCGTATCGCCGACAAGTACATCGGATGACTAGGGAGCAGAGCATCGCAGCGTTGCGAGCGTGGCTCGCTAAACAGGAGAAAGACAAGAAACCCAACAAGCCCAACAAACCACAATGAACTTCGATGCGTTGATAACTTTAGTTCCGTCTTTGGTGGGCGTTATAGGTGTTTGGGTGAACTTCAACGCAGAGGTGGCAAAATTGAAAGGCCGCGTGTACCGTTTGGAGTCAGACCAAAACGAACTCAAGGCCATGCTCAAGGAATGCGTCGAAGGCATTCAGGAGTTGAAAATTTTGCTGGCCAAAAAGGGGTTCTAACATGTACAAATACTTCCGTCTTCATGAGTTCGACTCGCCTGACGAACCAGGCTCTGGTGAACTGATGGAGGCCAACGTCTTGGAGGCCCTCGATAATGCCCGCGACCTTGCGGGCTTTCCTTTTGTTGTCACGTCTGGCGTAAGGAGCATTGCCCACAATAAGGCTGTCGGAGGCAGCAGGTCAAGCAGCCATCTCATGGGCTACGCTGTCGACCTGGCCGTACCTAACTCTAGACGTCGATTCATCATGCTGGAGTCCCTGCTCGATGCAGGTTTCACCCGTATCGGCATTGGCGAGGACTTTATGCATGTAGACATGGACCCTAACAAAACCCAAAACGTGATATGGACCTACTAAGGAAAGCACGCACAGTGCACCAGGTTGAAGTAGACGTCAAGCGTCGACAAGGCCATCAAGATTTTCTGTTCATCAGCGACATTCACTACGACGCGATGAAGTGCGACAGGGACCTCCTGCATCGACACCTGGATGAAGCCCAGGAACTCGGTGCGGGGGTCTTCATTTTTGGCGACCTGTTTGACCTTATGCAGGGTCGGTTTGACCCACGAGGCAACTACTCTGAACTGCGACCCGAATACAAGTCCTGCGTCTACGTCGACGAGGTCATCCAGGACGTAGGTGAACGCCTGTCCAAATATGCAGACGTCATCAAGTTTATCAGTAAGGGCAACCACGAAACCAACATCGAGAAACGCATGATGGTCTCGCCGATTGACCGCGTGGCGCAAATTATGAATGAGAAGGGCGGACATGTAGAGGTGGGCGGGTATGCTGGATGGCTGGTCGTCAATGCCCACAGGCGCGGCAGTGGGGCGCGTAGATTCAACGTGCACTACCACCACGGATATGGTGGAGGGGCTAAGCGCTCCAAAGGCATCCTCGGTGCGGATATTGACCAAAAGGACTTCCCGGACGCCGACCTCATATTGAGGGGTCACGACCACCAGAAGTGGCACCTACCAGTCACCGTTGACCGCATCACACAGCAGATGCGCCTGCAGCAGCGTACCGTACACCACCTGCGCCTAGGTAGCTACAAGAAACTGGGCGACCGTTATGCGGGCTGGGCTACTGAGAAGAACTTCAGCACACCTAGGCTGGGGGGATGGTGGGCACGCCTACAAGAAAGGGGCGACGACTTCAAATGGATTGTGCGCGAAGCGACTTGAGTCGTATATTCGCTTGGTATCGCTGCGATTGACAGGGTCAGCAGTGTAGTTTCATCGTTGGATGGCCTCTCAGGCAACTGGGGGGCCATTTTTTTTTCGTCGTGCAACGCGAGTAAAACAGGGCACCTCGCATTTTTCTTGCAAAAAAGTTCCTCTCAGATTTGCATAGGGAAAAAAGTTGCCGCTATCTTTGGCACAGACAAACACACAAAAACTCTACAACATGTCTACTTCAAACACACCCCTTACTGCTGAACAAGCAACCATCGCTCGCCTCGAAAAGGAAAACGCTCGCCTCAGCCAGCGACTCAAGTTCATGACATCCTTGCGCGACGCAGGTCTGGACAGAGCCGACCGATTCGAGCGGTGGCTCCAGGAGCGTAACGAGGAGGTCGACCAACTCAAGCAGCGCATCGCAGAACTCGAAAAGTAATTTAACCGGGGGGCCTGGTGCCCCCCTTCTTTAACCCCTCAAAATTCTACACCATGACACAAGTCACCCTCACCCCCGCACAGCTCTCAAACATCATTGACCAGGCCTTCGCCCTTGGGAAGGTCTACGCAGCCGACGAACTGAAATCAGCAGGCTACAGCACCGTCCCAACAAAGAAGGCCGGAGGCTTCCTGGAAGATGAATCGTTCCGCCTAAGCTGGAACCTGCATATCGAGGAGCGCGGAGGCAACACCCTTAACAGCGGGGATGCCAAACTCGACCTGATGTTTGACGCTGTCGCTAAGCACATGCGCGAGGACCTCAAGCAGTTCATTAGCTACTAAAAAGCGAGGGGGGGCCTGGTGCTCCCCCGCAATCGCCCTGCATATAGGCATCTCGCATTTTTCTGCAAACTTTTTTCCGATATCGCTTGCCAGAAGAAAAAACTTGCCTGATATTTGGGACATCAAACAACACAAAAACTCTACAGCTATGAAGCACGAAGCTATCCTCCGATTCGCCCTCTCTTACTCAATCAGCAACGAGCACCTCTTGGAAGCGTGGCTCGAAGCAATCGAGGACGGTGCAGCTCGCAAGGGCAAGAACCACGACCGCATCTACAACATGCTCACTGCAGCCTACTACGGAGCCGAGCACGAGCGGTTTGGTATGCAGCCCCACAACAAGCGCAAGCTGACCGCTGCCATGAAGCACTACAGCCTCGGAATCTACAACCGTTAAACACTGACCCATGCCCCTCAAACCTAACGGCATCAGCCACACGGTCTACCCTGACCAACCAGCTCAATCATACAACGAATGGATGGAGCACATCACCGCCAAGTCAATCGAACGCGACGCGGACAAATTCAAGAAACAACTCGACGCTCTCTGGGAGCAATTCAAAACCGACATTCAATCACACACACGATGAACGACCTAATTCGACCAACTCAAAGAGAAGAAACGATGACCGTCTTGGAGAACCTAAGCAACACCATCTACGGTGCTGCTGCAGACCTTAGGAGGCTAAAGAAGGAGAACGCTGCACTCAAGGCCCGAATCGCCGAACTCGAAGCTAACAAGTAATCCGATGAACGACAACACCTACAACGGCTGGTCTAACTGGGCCACTTGGAATTTGGTCCTCTGGACCGACAACGACGAAGGAGCGTACCGCAGAGCACGCCGCTTTGTCTCCTGGGCTGGCGAGCTGGCTGGCTTCAACCAGAAGTGCCGCATCTTCATGCGCGAGATGTGGCCCGACGGAACCCCGGACATGACTCACGACGATATGCGCGATGTCAACTGGGACGAGGTAGAGAAGTACATGCTCGAACTCGTTGAGGCATGAAGCGCGACTACCTCAGCAGCAGCGCCCTGAAGGCGTTTGCGAAGTCACCCAACCACTACCTGGAATACGTCAAGGGCAAGGCGCCCTCATCCCCAGCGATGGAACTAGGGTCAGCCATACACTGCATGGTCCTGGAGGCCAATCAGTTTTTTAAGCGATACACACGGCAGCTCGTAGTTGACCGTAGGACTAAGAAAGGAAAGGAGCAGTACGCGGCTTTCCTCAAGGAAACCGACGGCCTGACGGTGTTGACCGAGGAGCAGATGGACATTGTGCATGCGTGTGCAAAAGCCATTGAGGAACACCCTGCAGCCAAGGAACTTCTCGCCGCTTGTACTGACTTCGAGAAGAAGATAGAGGCCGAGCTTTCTGGAGTGCCCTTCGTGGGCTACGCTGATGCCCTAGCCAAGGACTTTATTATCGACGTGAAGACGTGCTCAGATGCGAGCCATGAATCCTTCCAGAGGCAAGCGTACAACCTCATGTACCACGAGCAAGCGGCAGCGTACCAGGACATGCTTCAGGTCTTCCGCTTCTACTGGATATGCGTCGAGACCAAGCCGCCCTACAACGTCAGTGTATTCGTGCAAGGGCAAGATGCCTACCGTAAGGCGCACAAGCATTTGCATGAACTTATTATCCGATGGGACGCTTGGAACGGAGAAAAGTTTCCGTATTTTGCGAACGTAACCGAACTTAATTTGCCCCGATGGGCGTAACCTAAAACCCCCAAGACAATGGCACTAGCCACAATCTCGCAGGTAACTCCTGCACAGCAACCGACCTGGACAAGCAACCGAGGTCAACTCATGTACTCCTTCGATGTGGTCCTAAGCGATGGACACACCGGACAGGTCAATGCACAATCACCTGACCGATGGAAGGTGGGCGACGAAGTTGACTACACGTCATCGCCGGGTCGCTACGGCAACAAGCTACAGTTCAACAAGCCTGGATATGGCCCAAGCTCTGGAGGCCAAACTACGGCTCCTGCGGCAGCCCCACAGAAGACCGACGACACTACAAAGGGCATCATTGCTTCCTGGGCTGTCGAATGTGCCATGGCTGCATGCGCTGTGGACCCACGCGCACAGGACTACGACCAGGAGGTCATGCGTCTGGCTCGCCTGGCCCTGGAAGCGCGTGCAACCCTGAAGCCTGACGTGCAGCCATGAGTGGATGGCCCTTTAAATGGAATCGAGGAACGCCACAATCTGACGGCCTCTACATGGCGTGCTGGCTCCTGTCAGGTGAGGGGCGCGATAAGGTGCCCAACTACGCGCTAGTCAAGTACAACGAAGGTTGGCAAATAGGCGACTTCCCTGACGCACCTCACTACTGGATGGAAGTCACTGACCCTGCCGACGACTTTGCTTTGATGGAAGAATACGAAAACCAATTACGATGAACAACCACAACAAAACCTGGTCAAAGACCGAACAGAAGACGCTCAGAACATTGTACCAAATCGGGAATTCCGACGCGGAGATTGCCGAGCTTTTGGGACGCACCACATCGGCGGTGCATGTTAAGCGAAACAGAATGAACTTGCACCACAAGCGTGGACGTAAACCAAAGAACGCACAGCCCCCTGTTCGTAAGTCAGCGACGTACACCCGCAAGAAAACAATCAGCCTCCTTTGGGGCCTCATCAAAATTTACCGATGAACAGCTACATCAAAAAACACTTTGGCACTATCCAAAAGTGCGCAGAAGAACTAGGCGTGAGCACACGCACCGTCAGCAACTGGATTCACAGAAACCCCAAGGGCATCTTGAAGCACGGCATCGAAATCACGGCTAAGAAGGACACCACATGGATGCAACTTCAAGGCGAGGTCGAGTTCTGTCTTGAGATGTTGGAGCGCGAAAAAAACCGATGAACCTGGAAGGGGGGCTGCGGCTCCCCTTCACTACCTCCTGACCCATGAAAGAACAACGACAGTTCACTGGCCTGTGGATTCCAGCGCATATCCTGGAGGACCCCGACCTCAGTTTTATCGAGTCGGCGTTCTTCGCCGAAATAACGAGCTTCTGTAGCAATGGCAAGGTTTTCTACAAGACCAACGAAACCATCGCATCTACGTACGGCATATCGCGCCCTACGATTCAGAAGGCTCTGAAGAAGTACACCGACAAGGGATGGATTGTGCAAACCTTTAACGGACGCAGGCGTGAAATTACACTACACCCTGACTTGGATTTGACACGCAGCATGCAAAATGAAGATAGGCAGCGTGAAAAATTAGACCAGGCAGCGTGCAAGAATAGTACCGCAATAACAAAGAAGAAAGTACAGAAGACAACACAGCAGAAAGTGGAGGTCGTATACCCCTTCAATTCGGTTCTGTTCATGGATGCTTGGAACGAGTTTCTCGCTATGCGTAAAGCGCAGCACAACTTCACCTACAAACACACTAAATCAAAACAAGCCGCCCTGCACAAACTCCACAAACAGGCTGGAGGCGACGAGCGCATCGCCGTCCTCAT